TCTGCAATGTCAATTAAAATTTCGTGATAGTGGCCAAAGTTAGTAAGTTCGATTTTCGTTCCACCAGATATATCGTAGTAGTTCTCCATACCGTGGTTATGAGAACCTGTCATACCTACGAGATACATTCCGCCAGCACCATTGTTTAGTGCAACGTCCCAATTGTATGTGACAGAGTGAGCGTGAGGCGCATTTTCTCCTCCTCCATCTCCGTCAGTCGAAGTCATAGAAATTACGTTTGTGCCTGTCTGAATTAGTGCATACTCTGCCGTTGTCAATTCTCCAGTATGTATGTGTCCGATATAATTTTCATCATTAAAAAATACATCTACTCGTGCATCACCTTTTTGAACTGCGGTGATGATATATTCTTCCCATTTTCTTTCGCCTACTCCAACTGCATTGTCACCTGAACCATATCCAGTACCACCAGCAGTTAATGTGAGTGAACGGACAGTACCATTAATAGTAGAGTCAAGCGTTGCAACAACTGTTGGTGATCCTCCTACAAACGAAACGGTAGGTGCAGTATGATATCCAGATCCAGATACATCAATTGTAACTGTATCTATTTCGCCGCCGCCTGTTATTGTCGCGGTTGCGGTTGCCTGAACAGTTGTTTCAGTTCCGTCTGTCCAGGTATTACCTGCACTTGTCCAAGTCTCACCTGCAGTATTACAGGCAGATTCATTATTATTATAAGCCGCATTAGAACAAGTTCCTTCAGCGAGACAGCCGGGTTCATCATCATTATATTGAGGATCAGTACAAATACCAACTCCTGGCATCGCAGGTATAGAAGCGACATCTGGTGCTGAAATTGAAATAGTAGGTGCACTTTGATATCCGGTACCAACATCCATAATAGAAAGTGAGTCTAGTATACCACTAAATGTAATAGATGCTGTAGCACCTGCTCCTCCTCCACCAGTGATATATACTGTCGGTATTCCAATATATGAAGATCCTTGGGACATTAATTCCACTTGAGTTACAACACCACCAACAACTGTTGTCTCTGCAATAGCGTGAACTGTATTTGAGTCGCTTCCTCCAGAGAAAACAACATCTACAGGAACACCAGCTTCCGGATTAGTTTCAACTTCACCAGATTGAAATGTAACTAAATTATCTAATGAAAGGTCGTGATAAAGTGATTCTACAACATTCTGATTGCCTGCTCCACCTATTGAAGTACAAGGCTGAGGCATCACTAAATTAATGTGATATGAATTACTTAATGAATCTAGTGGTACATTTGCTCCATAGTTAATAGGAACTTTAATTGTATCACCAGGATTCAATCCGTGATCGATAGAGTAAACGAATCGATGATTTGTGGTAGAAGTTAATCGTCCTTCTTCAAGAGGATGGAATGTACAGTGGAAATATAAATCGTGATAACCGTCTACAATCCAAGGCCAATCTTCGCCAGGCTCCAAGTCAGGAGAAGCAAAAGAAATATTATCATCTGATACTGCGTTGTGGACTAAAATAGAAGTAGAAGGATTTGTGAAAATAATTGTGTCGCCTTCTCGTGCCTCTAAGTGATAAGGAATAAGAGTATGTGACTGTGTATTTGGGTCGTTGATTGCACCTGCGTACCAAGTTCCGCCGCCACCTATACAGGCGGCTTCCATTGCGGTAATTGATGTATCATATTGAACTATTACTCCATCACAAGTAGGTCTATCAAGAGCCGGATCTTCAAGAACAGAACAAATATATATTTTTGCATCTGGGCCGCCACCAACTTCAGAGAAAGTTGTTGTATCTGAGGCTAGCTGATCAACCATATTTTCTGCCCCTGTGATCAAATCCCAGTTTACATCATTAACAGTAAGATCGTATTCAAATTTGTATTGTGTATTAGGTTTTAAATCAGTCTCAAACCAAGTAACGGCAGTCTGTAATCCATCAGTAAATGCTTGAACAATTTGCGTACCTTCCGTAAATAGAATATCAAATTTGTATGCTATACCGTTCGCCCAAGGACGAGTCATATCTACAGGAACATCAAAGCCACTGTTTTTGAGTAATTCTACCTCAAAAGCATCAGCGGCAAATGAACTATTTGTTACTAGATTAGCAGTTTCATAAGTAATATCAAGTCCACCATTGGGAACCATCTCTGTAGGAGAGACAAATTGGGCCGATCTATTTGCAATATTAAGTAAAAAGTCTTTATATTCTGGAAGATGTTCTAAATTCTCCATTATTTCTAAAGACTTCAACATCAATGCCAAGTCTTTTACTAGAAGATCAGGAGCGGCTAACTTAATATTTAAAGAATCCAGAAAGGAACTCTTTTGTTGCTCTATGGTATTCAACTCTGTTAGAGAGAATTGTTGAAATGTATATTGTGACATTTGTTAATTTCCTTTATTTCTATTCGGACTGTACTTCACTCAAATAATGCAATTGCATAGAGGTAGTGACATACGGATCAGCGACCCCTAACATTTCTAATTCTTGCAAACGCACAAAATTATTTTGTTGCTGAATCATTTGGTTGGTGCGTTCACGCCACGTTTTAAAGGTCTCATCCTTTCTTACGAATGGAATTTCTGTTGTTCCTAAAGACATTAGTTATTTTCCTCTGCATTTTTTTCTTCTAGCTTTCTGATTCGAGCATCAAAAGCCGAACTTGTAGCTACTTGTTTCTTGAGGGTTTTTATTTCCCTCTTCATACTATTTATACTCCTCTTTGAATCCTTTTCTGCTTTTAGCTTTAATTTAGTCTGTTCAATTACCTTTTTACGTTGAACATAGGCAGTTGCATTCTGGAATATTACAGCTCCAGTTTCTTCATCTTTTATATATTCAGGTATTTTAGCCATTATTTTTCTATGTTACTGCTAATACTCTCATCTCACGAATTGCTGGTAAAGAGCATCGGTGAGTAGTGTGTAATTCTATTTTTACTCTAAAATGATCAAATTCTTTAACAATTTTTTTCAATGGAGTAAAGGTATGTTCAATAAATTCTAATGAAGTTTCGAAGGATGTATTAGCAATATCAAGTCCACCATCTTTCATTTCTCTCCACATAACTGTATCTGACTCAATAACTGGAGTAATTACCTCTAGCACTGGTACTAATTCTTTAGAAGCAATCCCATCCGGCCCAAGTATTTTCTTATAGAATTTTCTGTCAAAGGAATCATCGAAATTTCCGAACCATACATCACCAACATCATATTCATCTAAATCTGTTCCAGTACCAGGAGGCCACCATCCCTCAATTGTTCCTGCGGATGTACTTGTGTCTGCGGACACTCCTTGTAAATCTTCCTTACTAATCCAACAACCATTTACAATATCATTCATATCACTTATATCTACTAGACTCATATTCCAAAGATTTGACTCATCATCATCTCCATCTACATATGCTGTAGAGACTTGGCTTGTGAAACCCATACCAGGAGCATCGATAACTCCGTTCCAAGCACCGATTCCTGAACCTTGGTTTGTTATGTGCATTTCAGGACCATAAGCTCCACCCGGATATATGAATGCGTATTGTTCTTCAAAATCATTTACATTGTAATCACCGTGAGAAACTAAACTAGCACCTTGATTGTATATATTTGCTCGTACTTCAATTGTTCTTGGAATAACTGAACCTGTATCATAGTATACTTTTACATATGTCTCATTAAGTTCCTGTACACTTAAAAACATCTGCAAATCACTTGCCATATTTGCTAATTTGACATCTTTTGATAGATAGACGCCCATTTGATTTTTCTCTTCAGGCGCGGTATCCCATATAATATTATCAATAACAATGGTCGATAATCTCTCTTTATTAATAACAGGAGAAATATTCGGATTAGTTGTTTTCATTGTCAAAGCATATGATATTGGAGTATACTGATATCCAGATGCTATAGTTTGAGAACCATCTAGCGATATCACTTCTTCAAGAACGACTTCTTCATTATCTTGTATACCGTGAACCGAATTAGCTGTATCACCATTCATTATTACTTCCATATCCATAGAAGTTCCTGATGGAACCATTGGTTGAAAATTGGGAGTGAATGATGCGGCCTCTTTAATTCCTGCAAATGGTTCCAAATTAATTTGAACAAGTCCTTCAAAGTCAAATTGACATCTATTTATCCGGAACTTAACATCTTTTAATTGTTCTGGTGTCCAAGTGGTATTATTCTGAGAAGTAAACATAGAACCAAGATAAGGTTGCTCAGAAACATAATTTCCAGTAAGCAAGTCAATTTCTCCTAATTCAGAAATCCATAAGTTATATAAGAGAGAATCAGATATTATAACAAAACAATATTCAGTTCCGTCCATTAGATAAATAGGATCCCTGAATTGAAATCTCGTGCTTACGGAGCCGTCTGTAGAAACAGAAACATCTTCAGGATACAACATAACTTCTGCCATAGGTATTGGTGTTGAAGTTGGATATCCATTTACCATTGGTCTAATTTCTAATCGGACTGGAGTAGATTCGTCATCTTTTGAATAGAAATAACAATCAATTGAATCAACGAATGCGCCTCCATCGGATTCAGATACAAGAAATGATTCTGCAACTGGATCATACCATTCTGTAATAGTACGCCGTGTTTTCTCTCTCCCAGTTTCTTGACTTCGGGAAACTGTTCGAGTTTCACCTAAAACTGTACGGTCTTCTGCAAGCGTTTCGTTTACTCTATAACTTTCAAAAGTAGACAAAATATCTTTTTGGCGTGTATCAAGAGAACCTTTAGCCGTAAAAGTGGCAAGTGCTTGTGTAGTCATAGCATCAAAATCTACAAAATTATCTTTCATAGCAAGCACTTTCATACCCGTTCTAAATCTAGTTCCACCTGCTCCTTCTGAAGGAATCTGAAATACAGCATTTCTTATTTTACCTTTTTCATCAGTCGTAACTGGGTCACCCTGTGCTCCGCCATCAGGAGTGATATAAGCATCAACATCTGTGTCATCAAACTGAAAGTGCATTACAGTATTTGGTCGTAGTTTGTCTACATCAATAGATACAGGAACTGATCTCATCCAAGGAATAGCAGAAACATCTATGGATCTGTCGCCGACTTGTGTACGAATATCATTGATTTCCATATGAGACCTTTCACCAGAACGAACTTGATTAGTAGTCATTTCTTGTTGTTGATCCCAACTTTCTGTCGTTACAATTTGTCTCCAGACCGATCTCTGTCTTGCACGCCAACCCATATTGATTCTTCCTCCTCGACCAGTTTCAAATGCTCGTGCTATGTTTGTGTTGGAGATTGTAGTATTGGAGGTGAATGTTACTTCCCTACCAACTTGAACATTATCTCTTCCGCCTTTATCTTTAAAACCAGACCACGTTGTCTCCCAAGCATTCCATCTTGTTTGTGTTCCATACGTTTCTACTTGTTCTAAAACAGCATTATTATTTTTATTTTGAATAATGACATCCGGTGCATATGTTTCCTCAAACCAAGTATCAGAAGAAGGAGTTAATGTAGCGAATCCAACCCAAGATTTTCTTGCGAAAGGATTCAAGTTAAGAACTTGAGTTCCGTGATCTTGTTTAATCCAAGCCTCTTGAACAATATACTCCAATGTATATGTCAAATTGTTAGCAGATACACCCGCAACTTGTCCGGGTTCGCAATCTAGACCATACGATTTATATGGTACAGTACAAATGCGTGCTTCTGGATAAATTGTACAGTAATATTGTGAATTTGAAACATCGCCAATGCCGTGATCGGCAAATGGATCTACTAGAATACCATTTTTATATCTCATCATTCCGTTCTCATCTAGAACCTGCATATCGGCAGTAGACTTTTCGAGAAGATTTAATGCGGTATAATATTCTAAATTTTCTAGACGACCTTCCATACCTCGAATATCCTGCATCGTATATCGTTTTTGCTCTACGTGGGATACATTAATATTTTTATGAAAATACGTATACGGAGGTATCATCAAATTATACAAGGTCATTTCATTTAATTCTTCTGTCGGGAGCATAGGCTCATCAGAAGGAAATCCTTGTTTAACTTGAATCTTTCCATTATCATTAATTGTTAGTCGATCTCTTCGGCCCATATAATAATCAAAAGAAACTGAAATATTTGATTCTGGTAAAGGCAAATATGAGCCTACTCCGTAATCGGCTTCCGATGCTCTAAAGTCTATTTCATCAGTAAGTGGATGCTGTACTGCCATAGCATCTTGATAACCTGGAATATCATCGTAAATAATTCCAGTATCAGTATATGAATTAACCGAAAAATAAGTTGCAGTTGTAATATTACCGTGTGCATAATGATCATATGTTATAGTATATATGCCAGGCTGAGGAGGATCGATTGCGGCATTAGTATATTCAAGTCTTGCGGCTCCTAAAGTCGTATCAGTATCACCACCTATAAAAGCAAAATCAGCGGTTACGTCAGACGCATCAGGTGCAATAATAGAAGTTACGAACCTGGTAGAGTGAGGAAGAGCTAATGTAGCTCCTAAAGCACCTCCCACAAGAGTTACATCACTTGAGGCTGCCTCCATATGAGTAATATTTCTCCAAGCGGCATTACTCATATACATATTTGCCATAATGAGAATGGAGTCTCCAGATATAGAGGTATTTGGAGTAGTGTTTGAAGCGGCATCTACGAATGAAATATTTGCGGTCGTATTCTGCAAGTCAGAAACCCAGGTGGCACCACTATAATAGTTGTACGCCACTGGATCTGTGCTGTAACCGACTCCAAATTGGGGCACGAGTGCTCCACTCGTGTCATTCCAAATATACAGAACTTTTTCCCAGTGCATATCAACGAAAGTTGCGGGAACGGAAGCAGAACTACCAGACACGGTTGCAGTAACATTTTTTTGTGTCGAAAATGTTACCTGTCCAAGTGTAAGACTCGCAACAACATCAGAAACTTTATATATCCAAGGATAATGTACGCCCATTGAGACGGCCGCACCTGTAGGTCGATAAAGTTTTGCGTATGTGGCACCATCCGATTCATTAACAATATATCGAGCAGGCGCAACAGCATCAAGACCATCATTATTTTCGAGATATATTCTATATCCCATCGTAGCTGAATTAGCTAAAATAGCTTGAGTAACGTGGGTAATACGTTTATGTTCGCCTACAGTGGTATGGGAACCCCAAATACCAACAGTATAGTTCGCATCTGTTACAAATATAACATATTCTTTTGAGAGGATATCGAAAACTCCGTGAATATCATCTACTGATTCGACCTCAAAATATGGTCCAAATTCAGGAACGATATGGTCATTCGGTACGTGGCGAGTTGTTCTTGCTCTTTCTGCTTCTACTAATATAGGAGTCAGAAGTTCGTGTTCAAATCCGTTAATGTATGCTTTACTAGGCTCAACTTTTATTCCAAAATGTTCGGCATCACTACCCTCTTTCATTTCGATTGGAAATGGATTTAGTGTATAGTTGCCTGATTCATCATATGTTCTTTTTGCCATCTCAGTGGCTAGTAATGAATAATCAGTTTGCTCGAATTTGGTAGTAACTCCTCCTTCAAATACATCCATCATCCATAAGAACTTATTAGATTCAGCAGAATCCGACTCTTTAATAAGTTTCAGAGTTTTTTGATATCTATCTCCTCCCGGAGCATTTTGATTATAGAATCCTGAAGCAGGGTCAAGAAGGCGAGGGTCAGTAGTTGATTCTACGATAACTTCTTCAATATCGAATCCAACTTTACAGGTAGGAGTAGGGAGTAAAGGGTCTAGAAAAATAGTTTGTGCAAGAACTGGAGTAAAGTATCCATCGAGCCAATAAACTCCATCCTGAACTTTCGCCTCTAATGCTTTTCCAGTACCAACGATAACTCCCGCTTTGTATAATAGTGTCGCATCATACCAAGAGTTATCGATACAATCTCCGTTGATATCGAAACCACCATCACAGACAGTATCGTATGTAAATAAATTTTCGCTTTGAGCAAATTCTCCGGAAAGGGCTCTATGATAATAGATGGGTTGGGTTTCATCATCGTGTAGTTGCTCAATAACAGCAACCGCCCCGGACGTTTCGCCATATACAATACGATTTAGCCACGTAGAATCTGCGGCCGCAAGAGACATATAATCTCTCTTAGCGACACTAACTCCACCTCCAGCGACAGGCGCTCCATTCTTCCAAATGTGATTGGCCGCGGCCGACATCTGGTGCTGAAGAATAGATTGTATTTGTGTTAATTCTCTAGCTTGAACTGCACGACCAGGATTAAATAAGATTTTTAAAAATCTATCATCTGCTCGGAAGTCATCGTAGTATGGAGAAGTATTAAAATTATATGCCATTCGCTATTATCCTAAAAATATATTCGCATCCCTCCCCATTGAGAGGGATATATGTTTAACTCTAAAAAAAACAGTTTTTAGAATTCAACTACGAGTTTTAAATCTTCTATCTGGTCAGAAGCACGAGTAATCGCTCGGCGATTCTCTAGATAAATCAACTGTCCAGAATCTGGTTCTAAACTCACACTCGCATCGGCATATACGGCCGCTTGTGCCTTAGTTCCACCTCCAGCTAGTTCTGGGTTACGTAACAATCCAATTTGTCTAAAGTCATCATTTTCTGGAAATCCATCAGAGGTTTCCAATCTAACGTGAATTAGACCGTGGTGTGTTTTTGCGGAAAATATTGCGTCTACATCACCAAATAAGAATTGTTCTGAACCCGCAAGAACTGCATCGCCTGAAATAACAGGCATCCAGTCGTTTGTGGTCGAGTTAATAATATCATTTAATTCTAGTTTATAGAGAAATGTCCATACATAGTTATCAGACGTTAATATTGGTTGAGCAGTTAATCCTGCGGCATCTCCTGTGAAGCCAGTTGGCTCTTCAGAAGCACCAGTAGGTAACCAAAGTCCGCCAGGTGTGTTTTCACAAGTTGTTCGTGAGACAGCAACACCGCCATCATAAACACCTCCAACATAACATTTACCTGTTGCCGGTTCACCCGTACACATATAAACTCGATATTCAGAATTCATAACTGCGGAGTGATATCCTACTTTAGATACGAATGAGCGACCAGGCTCAGCAATACCCGTGATACCCGCCGTAGCATCACCATCAAAAGCGAGAGTGTCTCCAGTATCCCAGTCAAGACGCGGAAGTACCGGTGAAATATCATCATTTTGAATTCTCTTGGTACCTACAATGTCGGCCCAATACTGAGATTCATCCTCATCTAGTGGATCAGGTAATGTAAAGTTACCTGAACTTTCGTCATTTCCTTGAGCATCATCGGGCCACGTGTCAGAACGTCCAAAGCCGAGATACAGGAAGTTGTCATCAACAGAACCAGTAGTCCTGAACTGGTCGATGAAAACCATCAAGTTCTGTGTTCTGAATTTACTGGTTACAATTGCACCCATTCGATTACTCCATTAAAAATTATTTACTTGTTGATTAATTAATCTAAACTATTTATACGTTTCTTTAATAAAATTCTACTATACTTTAAGAAGGATCTACAGGCCAAACTTCCGAATCATCAATTACGACTACGTGTTCGTGATCTCCGAGTCCACCACCTGATGTACTTTGGCTCCATTCTCCGCCTTGGGGCACAGCACCCGTATAACTTATTATACTGTGATTATCATAATCACTGGTTTGTGCTTCAATAGCATATGCCGCACCATCATAAGAAAGAGTTAATTCGTGAGTATATTGAGCCGCGTGGGTATCATCTCTCTGTGGTGTAACTACCCACGTGCCTGTTATTAAGTCAATATAGTCTGCTACACTTAGCCAATAATCGTGACTGTGGAAACCACCAGACAATAGATATGTATGAACTGTTGTTCCCGTACCTGGAATCTTATCGTATTGACTGATTCCATCTACTTCAAATTCGCCATCAGGTCCAGCATATGGATTAAATTTAATTGTATATCCGTGATAGTGGCTATCCGCTCCATTAGGTGAATCAAAGAATATTATTCCATAATTTGCATTTTGCTCATTAATTAGTTCATTCGCCTGCTCTAGAGTGATTGGTTCACACATTCTGCCTGCATATGGTCCAGCATCATCAAGGGAACAATCCTCATATAATAAATGGTCGTGACTTCCTTCTCCCTCAATAAACGAGGACTGAATATAGAGAATTGGAGGATTATTGGCTTGAAGAACACCATTAATATATGTCTTTCTTTCATCCATATCCTCTACAGTCGCACTTGATACATCCGTTTGAACATCATATGTTATTACTGGATCTCCAACAACTACGTTTGTAGCAAAATCAGAATAAAACGTAGTGGTCGTAGTCGTTGTCGTAATCTGTGTAGTCGTTTCAACAGTCGTTGTGACCAAATCTTGATATTGAATTATTATAGTAGTATCACCAGGGTTCGGAGTATCTGGATATGTAGTTGATACTGGAGCTAATTCTGTAGAAGTTTGACTTGTGACAACATTGGGCGCCGAAGTAAGAACCTCATCAACCTCTTCAATTTTAGTGATATAGATACTACCGCCAGTCTGTTGCTCATTGCCTGCTGTCAATTCAAGTGGATTCCAGTGAATAGTCAAGTTATGCCAGTGAAGTCCTTCTGCCGATTGCTCTACTGTAGATATATAATATTTGGACGGATCTTGAATCGGATCTTCAATACCACCTCTAAGCCAAGTAGTAGAAGATTCTACATAAAATACATCATTCGGATCATCCCATTTAATTACATATTCGTGAAAGTGAGCGCCTTCTATTGAATCGTAAATAGTAACAGAATCAACGATACCATCTATTAGTTGCATTCCTTGTGCAATTGTTATTCCGTTTGCGTATGCTACTTCATTATTCCAGGCAAATGGTCCAACGAGTGTATTATTATGAAAATGGGGGTGAGAACCTCCAGGATATGGAAAACCAGGAGAACCAAATGCTGGCAAATGCACCATTGATTCATTGAAGCCGCCCACACTAGAAACACTTTGGACGTTTGTTGGATGTGCGTGAGTACGCGGATCTTCCAAATAAAACTGAGCACCATCAGGCGATGACCATTTTTCTATATCTTGTGCAACGAATACAAGAAAATTAGGATCGTATGTCACTTTAATTGCGTGATAATGGTCTCCTGTTGCAATACTTGAATATAATATAACTTCAGAAAGATCATCGTTAATCAAATCTGTTGTTTGAGTATCAGTTAATGGTAATGATTGTCGCCCTGCATAAGCACCAATTGTGTCTAGATATGTTCCATTAAATGAGTGTAGATGGTCAACTTCTGATCCCTGAAGTTCATCCCAATCGTGTGCTACAGATAACGTAATATCTGGTGCAGTATAGAGAGGAGTACCATTCCATCCTAAATGAGTAACAATACCATTAACTGTTAGAGTATGTTCGTGTGTTTTGTTAACTTCAGCAACAGGAATCCATTCACCAGTTCCCGAATCATATAATTCTTCTACTTCATCAGCGGCAAATTGTTGTGTAGCAGTATTCCAAGTAATTTTATATTTGTGATAATGTACGTGTTGTCCAGAATTTACTAGGGAACAAAAAATTATTTTTTGATTTATTACTCCATTAGCTAATTGTTCTGCTTCTATTCGTGTAATCGGTACCGCAATTCTATCAGAATTGGGTCCAAATGTATCAAGTCCAGAACCGTCAAAGTAGTGAACGTGAGGATCTTCCCCATATTCGTGAGCGCCTAATATCTCTACAATTGGTGCCGATTCAATATAGGTCCAGACATCATCTTCGTCTACTTGTGGTTGCCAAGGAGTATCAGCACCAATATCATATGGTTCCCACGTGTCAGTTTCTTCATTATAATGCCAACCTGAAGAAGAGCCGATTAGAATCTCTTCATCAAATGATGGGACCCAATAAGTTGTTACTGGATGTAGGTGAGATACTGGATCATTGTAAGTCCATACTGGATAGAACGAATCCCATACAGTCATTTCAATATCTGATACTTCTGTAGCCGCAAATGCTGTTGCTACCGGATCATATGTCACTTCATATCCGTGAACGTGAGCCATTTCACTTGCTGGTATCTGACTTTGTGCAGGAGTCTCTGTCGCCGAATCATATGTCTGAGTTAATTTCCATATAGAGGTATTGTTTATTCCAGTCCCTTGATAAGTGTTAATACCAATACGAGTAGAGAGATAGATTTCTCCATCTGTATCTATTCCCATAGTTAGTAATGACATATCGTGAGTTGTAAGGGTTACTATCTCAGAAACTGGGTCCCAGAATGAAAGAGATTTTCTTGCCCATCCTGTCTCACCTGTAATAATTGGGTTCCATTCGTTTCCTCTACTTGAGAAAGTATAGTTATAAGGTGTCCAAATACCTCCTGTGGCGTTTTCACAATCTGCTTGATTTGTATACAACTGCCAGTAATTTTGACCACCACTACAAGCTCCTGCGGCTACACATCCAGCTGGATCATCGTCCCAAGCTGGATCCGGGCAATCACCTTCATTAAGACAGCCTTGGGCATTATTATCGTATTCGGGCCGAGGTCCGTATTGAGGATGTGTACAAGTACCGAATCCACCGGGGTCGCCATATGAAACAAAATTAAATACATCGTGATTTTCTAGATTTGTTTGACTTACTAAGCTCCATTGATTAAAAGTACCATTCCACATAATCTCAAATGTATGTGTATAATATGTTGCGTGAACATTATCACTTTGAACTACAAAAGCAGTGGAACCAGGAGTAGCTTTTAAAGCTATTACCTGTGCAGGAGTCAATTCGCAAGTATGGCTATGATTAGCACCATTAACAGCATTAGGAGTTATAGTGAAAAATGCCATCATTCCCGTTGGATCTTCTTCTAGAGAATATATGTGTCCAGAAGTACCAGCCCAATTTGCACTCCAATCTCCAAATATATACTTACCTTCCATACCAGTCAATAATGAGCCTCGATACATAAAACCACTCAAGATACTGATACCAATTCCGTGAGAATATTCGTGAATGGGACGTTTTAAATCATTTAAAAATTCATTTGTATTTGCATACTGTAAGTTAAGTGCGATTTGATCAATGATTGCTTGATCTTGCTCGTAGTTATGATATCCTTCAATTACTCTCCAACCATAGTTTCCACCTTTTTCTATGATGTTAATTTCTTCCCACATATTTTGTCCAACATCTGCACACCATAATTGTGCAGTAGCAGGATCAAAAGAGAATCTCCAAGGGTTACGTAACCCGTAAGCCCATATCTCTTCTCTGAAATATACTAACCCAGTATCGCCGTATAGTCTCGGTGTCTCTTTGAATGGATTATCTGGTGGAATTGTATACGGTGTTCCTGCGACAGCATCTGGCTCAGGATCAATTCTAAGAATAGCGCCGAGAAGATTAGATGGATTTTGAGCATTACCATAAAGACCGTGCCCACCGTGTCCTTCACTTCCGGAAGTATCTCCTGCTGATCCACCATCACCCATCCCAATATATAACATATTATCTGGACCAATTGCTAATTCTCCACCATTATGATTCATATCTGGTTGAGGAATTTCGAGTAGAATTCTTTCTGTCGCTATATCTACAGTAGCCGCATTCGGATCCGCAGTAAATTCAGAAATAACAGTAGTCGAAAGAGGATATCCATAATTACCAGTAGCTGGTCCTTGTTCTGTCATATAATAAACATAGAACTTACCACTCACCGCATAGTCAGGAGAAAATGCAAGACCTAAGCATCCTCGTTCATCATAATTTCCAAATCCTCCTAATCCGATAACGTGTTGAATAGATGTTAAGTCAAAAAATAATTCTACTACGCCCGTTGTTGTGTGGAGTAGATTGATGATTCCCCTCTGTTCTACAATAGCTATTTTGTCTACGTCCATCGGATATGCTTCGATTGTCGCAATATCTGTCACTTGATCACTTACAAGAACATCTCCTACTAAATCTCCTGTATCGCCTGAACCAGGAACTTGCTGAATAAAGTTACTTGAATATAATTCAACAAAATCAACATTTGGATTTAATGTCGGACTCCATATCTGATTATGTTGAAATGTAAATGAAGGCTCGCTTAAATGTGCTTGTATTATGGAATCATCAATTGATTGAAATACATTCTGAGGCCAAGTGTTACCTGCGTAATCACTTCCACCCATTATTGATGGATCAACTCCTAATTCAGGCTGAAAGTTGTAACATACCCAAGTTGTAGTTGGAGTATAAACAAACCCGTGAGTTAATGCGTTGCCTTGAAAATCTGTTTGATTTTTCCAATCAGCATCATATGTGACTGTATATTGGTGATAGTGGGCGGTCAGCGATCCATCTCCGTGTTCTATAGTGCCGCCTTGAAAAACACCTTCTCCATCCACGTTAGGATGCCGATCATTAAGTTTACCAACATTATCATACAGAGTAACCGACGCTATTGTTCCGTCTATTAAGTCTCTTGCTTCTTGTCTTCGGAGACAGTTTGCAGTACGCCCATTTTGATCATCAACAACTTGCCCTTCCTCGAAAAAGTGAATGTGATTCGTGGCTTCTGGTAAGAAAGCCGTAGAATGTTTATCAGCAAAGAAAGGTGGAATTTCAAAAGCAGTCCCATCTATTAATGCTCTTGCTTGAGGATAAGATAAACCTGCAGTATTTGCCGTTCTACCATGGACAACGAGATTCATAATATCGACTGGAGGATCCTCAAATTCGTGTACGTGAAATGCGGCAGTTCCAACAGTCATTTCTGGTAATGTAAGTCCTTTAGTTACATTCGTAAGAACTAAAGGTGCAAAACCATTTTTGCGTCCGTGAGAGTGTATTACATCTCCGTCTTCAAATGCTTGAATTTCTACCGAATCAATAACATCATTAGTTGTACCATAAATCTTTTGAACAATTGTGTCCTCTCTATGTGACTCAAAATGCTCGTATGATTTTTCTGGTGCATATTCTGCTTCTGGCATAAATGATTCGACCCATTCAACCATTCTGCGGAGTGCTTTGGAAACTACCAATTCCCAAACTTCACAGGAAATCATTCGTCCATCTACTGCATTATATAAGTCATCTCTAATAATTAATTCCTGCACACTTGGCGGAAATTCTGTAATTGGAAGAACTTTAAGATGCTGGAGAAATTCAAGCGTCAACTTTTCCGGGAAAGCGTCCAGCTGAATCTTCATATCATCATTCAGCCACGAAATAGTATATAATTTTTCTTTGAGGTCTGCTCCAATTAGTCCGGCATCTACATCAAAGAGTATAGATAAGTGATCTCCTGGGGCTGACCATCCAGCTGGTTCAATTAGTGCAGAATGAGACTCAAGGGTAGCCATCATCTCAATAACATACTCTTCAAATCCTTTCTCAAGATATACTCCAAATCCAATATGAGCGTGTCCGAGAGTACCGTGTTGTTCTGTTTCTTGATCCCATATATCGATACCAACATCGAGATAAGAGAATATAGTAATAAGAAACTTAACATAATCCTGTGGCATCTGAACTGTCAGTCCAACCACTGAGGAGAATGCAAATTCTGCGAATAATTTTAATCCAACCGGGTGAACAAGTTTCTTTAGAACCTCGCGGTATGCTTGAATAGGAACCGTAGATTTAACAACATATGAAAAGTCTTGATAATAGTCATTATCTTGCATTTTCCGGTCAGAAGACAAGAAACCAGCAGAGTCTAACCAATAACCATTTGTTTTCCAAACAGAAGTTTTTATGTGTGGTTGAGCTTCTGGATCAACAAGTGCTTCACATTCTTCCCTTGTTTCGGCAGCCCCTCCCTGCCAGATGGTCCAAACATTATTAGCATTGGTGTAAGTATTTCCTGCAGAAGTCCAAGTATTGGGAGTCCAAGTATGAGGAGTCCAAGTATTGTCGGGAGTCCAAGTATTTGTCTGAGTAAAAACACCAGTTTGAGTCCAAGTATTAGCAACAGTCCAAGTTGATCCATTACCTAAACAGCCTACTTCATCATTGTCAAAATTTGAATTAGAACAAGAACCTATCGAGAGACAAGCCAGTTCATCATTATCATAAGTTCCATCAGAACAAGTTCCTTGAAGTAAACAGCCCGGTTCATCATCATCAAAAGCAGGATCAGTACAAGTTCCTATAGCTAAACAAGCGGGTTGAATAAGGTGAGCAGGATCAGAACAACTGTGAATAAATAAACAGGTTCCTTCAGAAACAAAGTTAGCATCGGAGCAAAGACCGTTAGAGATACAGGATGCTTCGGAATAATAGGATTGCCAGGCGGAGCAAGTTCCGTTAGCGAGACACTCAGATTCATTATTATCATAAGTTACATCTAAACAAGTACCTGCATCAATACAATTCGACAAACTATTATTCCACTGTGCATCGGAACAAGTTCCTGCACCTTCACAGCCTGGTCGAAACTGAAAGGCAGTATCAGAACAAGTGCCTTGAAGAATACTATTTTCTACAGTTAGAACGGCTGTCGATAGTTCAAGAACTGGAAACCATTCAAGGAGGGCACTCTGTTGATAATATGGTGATGTCTCTATCCACGCATCAGGGTGCATTGCGCCGAGACAATCAATCATATTGTCGTGATAATCTA